GATGAGGGCGTGTCTTTCTTGACACTTACCCTTCCTCAATTCGCAAAGGACCTTGAAAGAGGCCTCGAATTGGGTTTTGTTGACTCAAATCTCTTCAAACGCTGGAAGCGCCAGAAGGGATCAGTGATGCCCGCTTTTTTGCAGGGGATCACTAGTCATATCTTTGACTTGGAGACCAATGAGGTAAAAATCAATGAACGTGCTGAACTTTGTAATTCAGTCTCTAGTGATTGCGTTTCTGACTTTGTTGAAGCTGTCAGGCAGATATGCTGCCTCTTCAAAAAGGTCGACTTGGCTTGTACTCCCGCAAGGGAACAAGCAGCAATTACTGGGTTCATCGAGAATGAGCAAGGTCTTGAAACGTTTTCCGTCTCGGACCACGACTACGCCCAGTTTCTGGGCGCTTCTCGTGTGCTCTGGGGTAATTGTTTTGCTGACTTTAATGTCGCTTCTCTTACTCCACAGCATGGACCCGGGGCTACTGCTGAACGTGTTTCTGGTAACCAGAAATACAATTGGCGTTTCTGGCATCAACGTCTTGAGCCTTATTTTCCTTTGGTTGATACGGCCTACCCTTTGGGGGTGGTTAATCAACTTAAGGCGCCCAGGCGCGTTGATTTTAGAGCGTTGAAAGACGTTCAATTAATGCCGGAAGATAGTGAACTACCCGTAAGGGTAGTAACTGTCCCGAAAACGTTGAAGGCTCCCCGTATTATCGCTATCGAACCCGCTTGTATGCAGTATACACAGCAAGGGATTCGAGACTATCTTTACAAGAAGCTCGAGTCTTTTGGACTGACCCGCGGACGGATCAATTTTGTTGATCAACGCCCAAATAGGCGTTTAGCGTTAAGTTCTTCGATTTCAGGTCGATTAGCAACGATCGATTTATCTGATGCCAGTGACCGTGTTCCACGTGATCTAGCATTGAGTATGTTTCAGTGGTGTCCTGATCTCAAGGATGCTATTGATGCATGTAGATCGAAGTCGGCCAAACTTCCTACTGGTCAGGTTTTACCTGACTTGAAGAAGTTTGCGTCAATGGGTAGTGCTCTGTGTTTTCCAGTAGAGGCGATGTACTTCTACACGTGTTGTGTAGTCGCGCTACTTGAAGACAATGACCTCGTTGCAACCTTCGAGAATGTCCGAAAGGTCACTCGAGAGTTGTACGTGTATGGGGACGATATTCTATGCCCCAGCACGAATGCAGATCGAGTTGTGTTAACCTTACAGAAGTACAATTGTAAGGTGAATGCTAGCAAGTCTTTCTGGACCGGTAGGTTCAGAGAGTCCTGCGGTATGGACGCCTTTCTCGGCCGTGACGTCACTCCGACGTACATAAGAGAAATCCGTCCGACATCTCGGCGGCAATCCAAGGCGATATTATCATGGAATGCAACAGCCAACCTCTTTTACAAGAAGGGCTATTGGCTGACTTCCCAGTACATGCGCGATGCGCTTGAACAGCTACTAGGGGTTCTCCCACTAGTAGATGAGAAATCTCCTGGAATTGGCCGTATCTCGTATCTTGGAAAGGTGGAAGCTGCCCGAGCGAACCGTGAGGCTCGCTTGGTGCAGTGGAATCCGGATTTCCAGCGGCGCGAAATACGCTGCTGGACTCCCAAGCCCAATCATCGCTCTGATAGATTGGACGGATACGGCGCTCTGATGAAGTTCTTCCTTTCGAACTCCGTGAGGAGTCGATTGGAGGAAAACCTCTTCGGAACGGTTGAGACCCGTTTTGGAGATGACTACACGGTGAATCTCGGTCATGGATCCTTCCATGACATTAGGTTTATCGAGACTTCGTTGGAGCACTCCGTGCTGCGCGGCGCAGTAACACTGAAACGCCGCGGGGTCCCTGAATAAGGGATAGATTAAGGCCATAAAGGCCAGGGGGGCGAACAACGACAAAGGGTCGTTGGCAG